GTTGAACGTAATGCGTTCCAGTCTTTCCTCACACAAGACGAAGGAATCAAGCAACACCTTGCATCCAGAGGAGTAATCTTACGTGAACACCACACAGGAAACAACAAGTGGGACGCAGGATTCGGTGTTGCCAGTATGTCCACTTTGTTTGGAACGAAGCAGCACGATGGTAAGCACCATAGAGACAACCTTATCCATCTTCCTAGCGATCAAACAGAAAATGTCAAGGCGCTCATCGAGCAGTTAATTACCTGGACCCCTACTACTAAGGGTAAGACCGATATGGTAATGGCTCTTTGGTTCTGTGAGATCCGCGCAAGAGAGATGCTTAACTATGGTAAGTACGCATCCCACCATATGAAAAACCCATTCCTCTCACGAGGAGAACTCAGTAAGCGAGTAGTTGTCAATATAGATGAACTCATCGCACAAAACCAACAAAATCAACACTTCGTCTAAGGAGACAACAATGGCACAAATGAAGAAGCCTATGGCTAAGAAGCCAGCAGTTAAGCGTCCAGCATCTAAGCCAGCACCACTAACAGGACCTGCAGCAGTTAAAGCAATGCAAGATCGTGTATCACCTGCCGGTGTTAAGAAGGCAGAAGCTGGTGCAAAGAAGGCCATTGACAAGAAGTACCCAGGATTATATAAAAAGAAGAAGTAAGGAACCCCAGTGTTAACAACTAAAGAGGTCATTGCGAAGGTAGGTCGCCTTCAGACCAAATTCGCAGCACGTGATCAGCGTATGCGCGACGTGCTCTCGGTACGCCAAGGAGACATCAGCAAGGTTTATCCTTCTATGTTCTCAGAGGATTATCCGAAGCCTCTCGTTGCTAACTTCGTTGACGTTGCAGCACGAGACTTAGCAGAGGTTATGGCACCACTGCCATCATTTAACTGCGCTGCAGTCAATATGGTTTCAGATGCACAACGTAAAGCTGCAGATACTCGTACCCGTATTGCCAACTATTTTGTTACAGCATCTGATCTACAGATTCAGATGTACCAAGGTGCAGACTGGTTCAATACTTACGGTATGTTGCCAGCATTAGTTGAGATGGATTACGAGACTAACTCTCCACGTATCCGTTTGCTCAACCCATTTGGTACCTACCCTGAGATTGACCGCTTTGGTCGCACCATTTCACTATCTCAGGTAGTTGTAATGGATGCTGAAACACTTGCATCACAGTATCCAGAGTTTGCACCACAGATTATGCCACGTAACAACTACGTACAAGGTTCACCTAACCTATCAGTAGTGCGTTACCACGACAAGGATCAGGATTTAATCTTCATCCCAGAGCGTGATAACTTGATTCTTGCTAACCTACCTAACATAACTGGTAAGTGTTTAGCATCAGTTGCTATGCGATCATCCCTAGATGGCGAAGCACGTGGACAGTTTGATGATGTGCTATCTGTGCAACTTGCCCGTGCTCGTTTTGCAGTACTTCAGATCCAAGCAGCTGAGAAATCTATCCAAGCACCTATTGCTATTCCACAAGATGTGCAAGAGTTGGCCCTTGGTCCTGATTCAATTATGCGTTCTGCTAACCCACAAGGTATTCGCCGTGTTCCTTTGGAACTACCACCTGGAGTCTTTACAGAGTCCGGTGTCCTAGAGCGTGAACTACGTCTTGGTGCTCGCTATCCTGAATCTCGTTCAGGTGATGTTAGCGCATCTGTTATTACAGGCCGTGGTGTACAAGCACTACAAGCAGGATTTGATACACAGATCAAAGCAGCACAAGCACAGTTTGCTCGTTTGTTTACAGACCTAGTATCTCTTTGCTTTGAGATTGATGAAAGAGTCTTTGGTTCTATGACCAAGGAGATTCGTGGCGTTGATGACGGTACTCCATACTCAATGAAGTACATACCATCACGTGATATCAAGGGTGAGTACGGTGTAGATGTACGTTACGGCATTATGTCTGGTATGGATCCTAACCGTGCCATCATTGCATTGCTTCAGATGCGTTCAGATAAGCTCGTATCACGTGACTATGTACGTCGTGAGATCCCTATGGAACTTAATGTAACTCAGGAGGAACAACGTGTTGATATTGAAGAGATGCGTGACTCTTTGCGTGTTGCTGTTGCACAGTATGCACAGGCAATCCCGGCTCTCGCGGCGCAAGGACAAGATCCAAGTCAGATCGTTAACCGTATCGCAGGTGTTATCCAGGGTCGTCAAAAAGGACTCTCACTAGAGTCTGTTATTGAAAAGGTCTTCGCACCTGAACCACAACCAGCACCAATGCCTAGTGCAGAACAAATGATTCCAGCAGCAGGTGCGGCCACCGCTCCTGCCTCGCAGCTACCTCCACAAGAACAAGCTGGTATGGCCCCTGCTGCTGGTCCAACTCAACGTCCAGACATTGCAGGTTTACTTGCATCCATCACAGGCGCAGCATAGGAGGAGGTGTAAAATGAAAAAAGGAACATTCGCAAAGGCAATTATGGCTAAGGTCGTAGAAGGCAAGCGAGATACTTCAAAGCCAGCAGGTCCAGGCAAAGTATCTTTTGGTATCGTACCAGCAGGCCGTAAGGGTACAGCTGTTAAAAAGGGTAAGTAATAATTCAAATGAGAGGCGTATTGGATGAGAAATGAAGAAGAGTTTATACCTCGTCCAGTACGTCGCTCTGATTTTGGAGTGATCTTTGCAGGCTTGGTACACAACCTAGCCTCAGCATTCCATTCATTTACAGAAGAGATATTAGAAATTTCTATCTATCACGCTAATCAAAAGACAAAAACAATGCAGGCTTGGGAAGATATGAGCCAAGACTTAGAGAAAATTCAGGAGGAAACAGATGGCTAGAGGTCCACTCGCCGGTGCTTCAGGTCCTGGTAAGTTTTCAAAGCGAACAGATTTACCTTCTGCCTATTACGGTGAAGGTGTAGAAACAGCAGCCATTAAATCAGGTGCGCCACTTGCAACAACTCCAGATGTGCGCCCATCACAGGCTCCAGCAATTACTCCACTATTTGCACCAACTCAACGTCCAGATGAACCTATCACTGCAGGTATTGCTAGTGGCGCAGGTCCTGGACCAGAGGCTTTAATGATGAATAAGTCCATAGTTAAACTATCTGACACGTTAGCCGCTATGTTGCCTTACGATACTACTGGAGAAATAGCAGTTTTTTACCAAGAAGCATTATCACGAGGTAACTAATGGCTGATAATCTAAAAGCAGCCGCATATGCTGCTGGTTTAACGCCAGAGCAAAAACGTCAAATTGATATTCTTTCTAAAAAGGTAAGCAAAGATAAAGAACTTAGCAGCCTTCCAACTGATATAGCGCAAAAGTCTTTTGACAAGATGCCACTAGATCAACAAGAAGATCAGATTAAAACTTTTGGCGAACAAGATCTTGTTCAAAAGCCAAAACAAGGTTGGCGCTCAGCAGCTTTTAAGTACAATCCATTAACCTTAGCGTTTAAGGGTCTTATTGAAGTTGCTGATGCAACCACTCGCACCTATCGTGCTCTTGCTATTCCGCTATCACAAGGCGACATTGGCTTTGCTTGGGATAAAGCAAACGATAAAGGCGACAAGGTTTACAACGAAGGCCGTATTGAAAAGGCGAAGGGCCTTTATGGTCAAGATGCAGTAGATATTGCTATGCGTATCAAGTCTGGTGAAAGTTTTGCTGATATTACAGCAAGTGCTACACCTGAGCAGATGAAATACATTGCCCTTGCTGATCCACAAAATAAAACTATTGCTGGCGTAATAGATGTAGAAAAAGAACGAGCATTATTTAATGAAACCCTTGGGGTTGTAGATAAGGCTAAGTTCTCACCAGGTCGCCAGATTGCTAACCTTATTCTACCTGAAGCACTTGAGAAGAATAAACTAGCTTACTCTCTTACCTCTGGTACTGTAGACACATTATTTAGATTTTTTGTAGATCCACTTGTTGTATCTTCCAAGATTCGTTCAATGTATGTAGTCGGTAAGTACTCACTTGAGGCAGTTACAGGTGGCAAGAAAGTTGCAGAAACTTTTGCCAACCCAAAGGTAGCCTCATTCTGGGATACATACGGAGCGACATTAGATCGCTACACCAAGGCACAGAGTCGTTCTCCTAAAGAGGCAGCAGCAATCAAGCGTGAGCTTGAGATCCTTGCACCTGAGTATGGCACAGAAGTTATCCGTTCTTTCCAAAAGAACCAGATAACTAATGCAGCCTCAGCAAAAGCATTCTTTGAGAACACAGAAGAAGCAGTTGCAGTCCTAGCAGGATCAGTAGGACGCAAGCGAGTTATTATTCCACGCCTTGATGCAGCACGTCAGTTGCGTGTCAAAGTTATGACCGAAGCAGATAAAGTAATTAACATAGATAAAAACACACCTAGCTTCATTGCAAGTATGTTCGGAGATTTGCCAACAACAGATGGTGTCTCCAAGGCACTCATTGATGGGCAAGAGCAGATTGTTAATTTGGTTAAGGGTTCTGGAACTAAGTCAACCCTACGATTTTCTAGCGAATCACTAAGCCTTCGCCTGGATAAATTTAAGGCTAAGTTTAATATCGCTCCTATGTTCAAGAATGACCGATTTGATGTAACTGCAAAAGATGCTTCGCTACAAGTCTATCGTCTAGCACGAGTTGTATTTACCAAAGAAGATGCCAAGATGATTGGTGAAACATTTGAAGCGATTACAGATATTGGTAAACGTAAAGAAATGTTTGCTGGACTATGGGGAAACATTGCCGAAATTCGTGGGTTAAACCTTACAGAAGCAGGTCAAAAACTTAATCTTCTTGCAACAGGAAAAACCAGTAAAAGGTTTGGTCTTGATGAAACAGGTGACTCAAGCATCGGAGCAATTGCCTCTGACTTTGATACAAGTATGGCAGCACCTAGTCTGGTAGATATTGATCGTGCAGCATTCCGTTCTGGTTGGATCAACAAAGCATTAGGCACCGCCAACAAAGAGTGGGTTGATAAGATGACCGGATACTGGTCATTCCTTACCCTTGCTGGTCCACGTTATGTTATTCGTAACGCTACAGAAGACCTTATGGTTCACCTTGCTATTGGTGGTTCACCTTGGGGACTAGCAAAAGGTCGTTATCTTTCAACACGTGTTAATACAGCCTTTGAAGCAGCGCGAAAGTCTAGTAACTTTACAGAAAGTCCACTGGGAAGTCTAATGCGCTACCTTAATAAAAAAGAATCAGCCAAGTATGAGGCACAGATTGCTAAAATTGATACAGATATCTTAGAAGCACGCAAGTTAATGGATGTAAAAACCAAAGAACTTAGTGCAGCAGTAGATGAAGTTGACAAGATACGCATCAGAGGTGAGATTGATGGGCTAAAAGCCGCATCTTCTCGCAATGTTGTAGAAGAAACACGCCGCATTATGGCTACTGCCTTTACATCTGGACGAATAAATCGCTACAGAGAGTATATTGGTCGTGGGCCAATGTTCGAAGATGAAGCAGAGATACTTGCAGAGCATTTAATCTATGGAAATCTTGATAACTCAGTATCTTTAGTTACTGAAAGTGCAATGAACTTTGCTTCATCAGGTGCTGACTACATTACAAGTGCTATTTCATTTGCTAAGTCAAACGGTGTTCGTAACGAAAAACTTATCATTGAAGACCCTAGAGCAAAAAAGTATGCAAAGTCAAGAAACTTTACAAAAATTCCTATTGGTCCTGAGAATGAGAAGTCAATGCTTAGCTGGCTTCAGCGTATCAGCTACTACGCCAATGATGAAGTAGGCGCTATTGCTGTAGCAAACCTTGGTAATAAGGATGTTGCTATTCGTGAACTTCTTGAGTATATGGATAACAACCCAGAGTTCCGCAAGTTGGCACAGCTAGAAGCCCGTGGAAAAACAGATGCTGAGCACGCTAACATTATCTACACACGAGCACGTGAAATCTTTGAAACAAAGCGTATTGACAAAAACGGTGAAAAAGAACTTAACTTAGAGTTACTAAATAAGATTCGATTTAGAAATGAACAGACTGGCAAGATGGGCATATCTGGTCAACTAGGTATGGATGATCTACCAAAGTTTATGGATGATGTACCTGAGTATGCAGTTGGACCTGAATTGGTACCAATAGCAGAGGCTGGCAATAACGCAGCATCTCTTATGACACACGGTTGGACGTGGCTTGGTATGGCTAACGGACGTATATCACGTGAGCCTATGGTGTTTAACGAGATCATTGCTATCCGTAAGTCTATGAAGAAGTCTGGTATGGAAGCCGCTTACATTGAATCAGTAGTAAGCAAGGTAGATCCTACAGATGCTAAAAAAGTATTAGAAGCAACAGAACGCGCTAAGCGTCAGTTTGCTGAGATTGTAGAAGAACGTGCGGTATCTCAGATACTTCAGTATGTGGATAATCCACTTGTACGTACACAGCTAGCATTTGGGGTACGTAACTTTTCTCGATTCTATCGTGCAACAGAAGACTTCTATCGCCGTGCATATCGTATGGTTCGATACAACCCTGCTTCTATTCGTAAGGCAGCATTAACATTTGACGGTATTAGCCACAACGGTTTCATCCAAGAGGATGACCAAGGCGAAAAGTACTTTGTATATCCACATTTAGAACCAGCCTATAGAGCAGTTCAAACTGCAATGGCAGCACTTGGCGTACCTGCTGAGTTTAAGGTACCAATGCCTATCCAATTTGGATCACAGGTAAAGATGCTTACGCCATCTTTGAACCAAGACTCAATTATTCCTACATTTAACGGTCCACTAGCAGGCGTATCTATTAAGACCCTGACTAACCTAGTAGACCTATTTGGTGCGCCAGGGGCAGCAGATACTATTACTGAATACGCATTGGGTAAGTACGCTGTAGATCAATCATTTGTATCTTCATTCTTGCCAGCACACATCAATCGTTTATACGAAGCAATGGATAAAGATGAGCGTGACTCACAGTATGCCAGCGCTTGGCGCAAGGCAGTAACTTATCTTGAGGCAGCAGGTTACGGACTTAAGACAACTGAAGATGAGTTTGGAAATGTAATTCCCCCATCAATTCAGGAACAGGAAGAGTATCGTCAGCGTATTAAGAACACTACGCTTTCTATTGTCGGCACACGCTTTGCGCTTGGATTCTTCTTGCCAGCAACACCACAGGTCCAGCTTAAGGCTGATATGGCTCAGTGGATTAGCGACAACGGTAACGCTAACTTCAAGCAGGCTTGGAATAAACTCCTAGATAAGTACCCTGGAGATTACGATACTGCTATGGCTAAATGGGTAGAACTATTCCCTAACCAGATACCTTTTACAGTCACTGAATCTGAAAGAAAAACAGTTGCTGTTATTAGATACGCAGAAGAAGCAGGCGAGTTCGTAGAAAAGAACGGCGATCTATTCAGCAAGTATCCACAAGGTGCAGCATTTCTTATTCCTCACAAGTCAGGTTTCTCTTGGGATTCCTATACAACTATGAAGAATATGGGTCTAAAGTACAACAAGCGTGTAGATGACTTCCTCAAAGATATCCAAACAGCAGCAGACCTTCAAAAGTACTACTCAAAGAAAAACGAATATGAAGTCCAGCTAGAAGAAAGCATCACAGATGTTGAGCGTTCTATTGCTCGTACAGAGTTTCAGGAATGGTCTAAGGTCTTTAAGGCTGGTCGTCCGTTAGTTCAAGAAGAACTAGCAGAAGGTGGCAAGAAAGCAGTTGCACGTATTAACGCTATCAATGATCTACGTAATATGATTAACGACCCAAATGTCAAAGTTCGTGGACCACTACAAAAGCAACTCAAAGATATGCTTGATCTGTATGACTCATATAAGACAGATAAAGAAATCTTTTCAGAAATACCAGGTGGAACAAAAGTATCTTCCTTCCTTAAAGAAGAAACAATTATCAGGATGCGTGAACTTTCACGTTCAAATGAAAACACTATAAGCGCATATAACACATTATTTGCATCATTATTAGGAGATACAAGTGGCTAAACAGGACACGTCATTTACTGATTTTATCCAAGGCCTTAGTAAGGCAGATCGCGACACAATCGTAAAGATATCGCAACAACTTAAAGATGCTAAGTTGTATAAGGGTAAGATAACTGGCAAGTTTGATATCAATCTATACAATGCACTTATAGAAGCAAGCCAAGGATATAAAGGCGCAAACCTTTTTGCTGAGAAATTTGGTACAACAAAAGTACAACCTCTCGATTACCTTCAACAAATTGGTATGGAAGGTGCTGAAACTGGTACCGGAGAAACTAAAACCACAGCATCTACCTATGTAACTAGCCCATCTCAGACAGCTAAGTTGCTAGATACAGTTGCTGAAGATTTACTGGGACGTAAACTTACCAAGGAAGAAAAGAATAAGTACACAAAACTTATTAACGCTCAGCAAAAGAATCAGCCATCTGTCACAACCGCTGGCAAGGGCTTCTCAACCACTCGTGGTGGTGTAGATGAACAACAGTTTATTACAGAGCAAATTGGTGCTACAGCTGAAGCTAAGACCAACCGTGCTACAGATGCTTATTCAGTTATGATGCAAGAACTTGGAGGCCTACAATAATGGCAGATACATTTAAGCAATGGGCATCTAAGCAAATCCACCGTCCTGGAGACAAGATTACACCGGCTCAAAAAGTAACTGCTGGTTTTATTATTAACAAGTATAAAACTTGGGGAGAAGTCTACAAGGCTGCTGGTATTGATACACCAAGCATACCTGAAAAGGATCAGATTAAGCCAACGGGTCTTAAATCTAAGACTGTTTTATCTGAACTTAATCTATCAAAAAGAAGTATCCAATTACTTCAGGATGAGATTAACCGTGAAGAAACAGGAACTCCTGCGTATAAAAAACTAGTAGGAGAATTTAACGCGCTGCAGATTAAGATAAGTAATCTTACTACTCAATATGAAGACCTCAATGCTATCGAAAAGAACATAGATAAAGTAGATGCTGCAAAGAAGAAGACTGGAACACTTAAGTCTCAAATTACATCTCTTGAGGAAGCAAAAAAGCGTACTGCTGATCTAGGTCAAGATACTAAAAGCATTGATTCGCAGATTGATAAACTTAAAGGTCAACTTACAGAGACACGTACTGTCATTAAGAAAACAGATACAACCCCTAACTACGTCCCGCCAAAGGTAGACGCTGAAGGTAAAGTAATCACACCAAGGAAACCTGCTGGTGCAACCGCAAGCGGTGCAACAGCAAATGATTCTGATGGTGATGGAATACCAAACTCAATGGATGCAGAACCAAACAAGCCAAAAGAGTCACCTACACCTGCTCCAACGCCGACTCCTAGAGTACCTGGAACTCCAAAAGAAACTCCTTTAACAGATACACAGCAGCGTGAAGAAGCGTTAAACTTAGCAGCAGGACAAGACTTTACATTACCTGAAACTATCTTCAATAACGTGCCTAGCCTTAAAGCAATACTTGAGCGCTATGTAAAAGAAGACTGGACACCAGATAAACTACGCAAGGCTATTCGTGATGATGTCTGGTATCGTCAAAATTCTGGTGCAATTAAACAACGTTATGTACAATTATTTAATTATCGTGACCTAGTAAAAACAGGGCAAGCTCAAGGTACGACTCAATATGAGCAAGATATAGTAAAACTTGAGCGTCAAATTGCTGACAAGGCTCGTGCTGTAGGTTCAGGTATCGCATCAGATCCAGCAGCATTACGCAAGGCTGCAGAGAATATGTACATTACAAATGTAGGTATTGATGATGCAATGACAACAGACTTTATTGCTGCTGCTATTCGACCAATCGGTTCTACTATCGCTGGTCAACCTACACTTGGATACTCAGGACAAGCTCTTAAGGACTATCAGGAGTTGCAATCAGTTGCTCGTGCTAATGGATTCAAGATAAGTGACATTGTTCCAGGTGGACAAACAGAGCAGCAAGTACTTCAGGGTATTGCTACTGGAAGAATTGATGCTAACCGTATCGCTCAAGATGCTAGAAAACTAGCAGCCCAAGGCCGTCCACAGTATGTACGTGACCTTCTAGGTCAAGGCTATAACTTAGATCAGGTGTACTCACCATACCGTCAAACAATGGCTAATGTGTTAGAACTGAACGCAGATGAAATTGATCTTAACGACCCATCGTTAGGTATAGCAATTAACGACAAAGGCGATATGAATATATCTGAGTTTAAGAGAGCATTACGTAAGGATTCTCGTTGGCAGTACACAGATCAAGCCAAAGAAGAAGTATCTAGTATAGCGCTTAAAGTCCTTCGTGACTTTGGATTCCAGGGGTAGAAAATGGCCGATGCAGCAACAGCAGTCAGAAAATTACAATCTGGTCAACCATTAACTGATGATGAAAAGAAAATACTTGGCATATCAGTATCTACTACAGAAACTACTGAAGCACCTGTAGTCTCAACTACTGAAGCGCCGATAGTTCCAACTACTGAAGCACCTGTTCGTAAGAAAGTTATCTCAACCTTTACTGACCCAGATACTGGTGACATCATTGATGTCTACGACGACAATACAGAAGCTGTACGTAGAAAAGGTACTAAGGCTGCAGATAAAGCAGCTGATGCTGCAGCAATTCTTGCAGATAAAAAAGCACGTGGTCAATCTGCCTTTGATTTCTTAAAACTTCAAATGACTGGATTGGGTATAGGAGATTTGGTTTCTCCGTTAGAAGATTTAATTGTAGAAGGAATGTCATCAGATGAGATGACTCTAAGACTAATGAATGACCCAAAGTATAACAAGGCATACAAGACCCGCTTTGCTGCAAACGATGCTCGTATCGCTGCAGGGCTTAGCGCTTTATCACCTGCAGATTATATTAGACTTGAGGACCAGTACCAAAACGTTATGCGTAACTATGGACTACCTGCCTCTTACTACACAAAGGATTCTACAGGCAAGCAGGTAGGATTTGAAAAGTTTATAGCAGGAGATGTATCTGCAACTGAACTAGAAGAGCGCATTATGACAGCACAAAACCGTGTCATCAATGCTAACCCAGAAGTTGCTGATGCACTTAAGCAGTTCTACCCAGATATTACTAATGGCGATATCTTGGCGTACACACTAGATCCAACACAGGGACTTGAGGCTATCAAGCGCAAGGTAACTGCAGCTGAGATCGGTGGCGCTGCTATGGCTCAGAAACTAGGTACATCAGTATCTCGTGCTGAAGAGTTAGCCAAGTATGGCGTAACCAAAGAAACAGCACAAAGAGGATTTGAAGTAGTAGCCCAGGCTGCACCACGTGGTGGACAGTTGGCTGCAATCTATGGTCAAGACCCATATACACAGCAAACTTCAGAAACAGAAATCTTTAATCTTGCAGGCTCAGCAGAAGCTGCTAAGAAACGCAAAAAAATATCAGGATTAGAAGAAGCCACTTTCGGTGGTCAATCTGGTCTAACACAAGGCGCACTATCACGAGATAGAGCTGGCGCTTACTAACAAACAAAGCCTGCCATTGGAACGACTGGCCCAATGGAGTGATAACAAGACCAGTAGTAGAAGCCATATGAGAAACCCCAAACTTATATGAGGTCTGCGCTAACAACTAATAGGGAGAAGGACCACTATGTCCAATTACGACTACGAGGACGACGACTCAGATCTAAATGATTTGGGTAATGATCTCGTCAAACAACTGCGTAAAACAAATAAGCAAAAGGAAAAGGAACTAGCCGATCTAAAGGCACAGTTTGAAACCTTATCTAAAGCGCAAAGAGAACGAACAATCAAAGATGCCCTCGAACGTCGCGGGGTAAATCAGAAAATTGCTGCATTTATCCCACAGGATATAGACCCAACTGAAGAGTCTGTATCTAACTGGTTGACAACCTATGCCGATGTATTCGGACTAGAACTTGCTCAACCAAACCAGACGCCTAATGTAGATCCAGCTCAAGCTGCTGCATACCAGAAGATGACCAATACCGTTGACCAAGCTGCAGCACCTGCACCTACGGAAGATGTAATGCGTCGTCTAATGAATGCACACAGCAAAGAAGAGCTAGATGAAGTCATTAGGACATCTGGACTCTAACATCCGATCCTAACAAAAACGAAAGGAAGGTGAAGAAATGGCAACACCAGCCGGTAGCCCTACCACTGTAACGTCCATCTCCAACCTCGTCCAAACAGCGTACGATCAGTACGTTCGTATGGCACTTCGCTCCATTCCAGTAATGCGTGCGATTGCTGATGTCAAGCCAAATCAGCAAGCAATGCCAGGATCATCAGTTGTATTCTCAATCTATTCAGATCTTAGTGCAGCAACAACTACACTAACTGAAACTTCTGATGTATCTTCAATTGCTCTAGGCAACCCATCACAGGTAACTGTGACACTACAGGAATACGGTTCAGCCGTAACCACAACAAAGAAGTTAAACCTAACTTCATTCAACGACGTAGATTCAGCACTAGCTGACATCATTGCTTACAATGCTGCAGATTCTATTGACTCTATCGTTGCTTCAGTTCTCACAGGTGGCACAAACGTCATCTACGCAGGAACTGCTACAAACCGCGCAGGTATCTCATCAACAATGACTATCTCTGTTGCTGATATCCGTGAGGCTGTAACTCAGCTTCGTTCAAACAAGGCATTGCCTCGTATTGGCGAACTATATGCTGCATACCTACACCCACGTCAGTCTGCTGACCTACGTGCTGAATCAGGTACTGGTGGATTCCAAGAACTCACTAAGTACGTTGAGCGCACACCGTTCGTCGCAGGTGCAGTTGGAGTTATCGAAGGTGCGTTCGTAGTTGAAACACCTCGTGTTCCATCTGTTGCATCAACAGTAACTGTCTATCAGGGAGTTGTTGCAGGTCGTGAAGCACTGGCTGAAGCACAGGCTCAAGACATCACAACTGTCATTGGTCCAGAGATTGACGCATTGCGTCGTTTCCGTACCATCGGTTGGTACTATATGGGCGGCTTTGCTCGCCTACGCGAAGCGGCTCTATACCGCATCGAGTCTGCTACATCAATCAGCGCATAGTTGACTGACTGCCGAGCAGGGGAAACCCTGCTTGGTGGTGAGTCCATTAAAGGAGAGTAATGTCTTATCAACTGATAACACCGTGGGACGCTGAGACGTGGATCGTAGACGGAACCTACGCCTCGCCTTATGCTCGTCTTGCTGCACGTCCTGCGCCACAAGGTGGTCGCATTACAGACATAGGACGTGGCATTACATTATTAGTAACAGGTACTACAGTTACTGAGAACAGAACACCAAGCCAAGATGATCTAGCAGCAGCAGATGTGTATTACCTCGGTGGTCACAGCTACACGCTAGATGATACTGCAGCACAAATCCTTATCAACGCCGGATATTCGGAGTACCTAACCCAACTATGACACGTAACGATAACTGCACATCAAGTTGCAAGACACAAGACCATAGCAACTATGGCGATTGTATTAGACAGAATACTCCTATGTTTAATGGGGTTACACCCACTAAAGATGGCTGGGATCAGTCTAAGGTTAAGCGTGATGAGAAAGAACTCAACGCCTATTACTCAGCTGTCAAGCAGGGTATGGAGCCACGCTCAACACGTATGGAAGATATCAAGGCAGCAGAAATAATCAGCAACGAAGGCGGCAAGGCTTTCGACGGAACAACACTTACATTCAAGGAGTAGAAAATGCCAGTTAACGACCCAAAAGCATACGGTAAGAACGAAGTAGAACAGAAGTATGACGAGTCTAACTACCAGCCATACCCAGTATCACAGCCAGTATCACAGATGCGCTTTGACTCATACGAGAAGTTGCAATCAGGTGCATACGGCAAGCCTGCACCAAAGCAGGGGTAATGATGAAGAAGAAGGCAGCCAAGACTAAGGTCGAGAAGGTAATGGGCGAGTTCAAGCGTGGAACCCTTCACTCAGGTAAAGACCCAAAGGGTCCTAAGAAGGCACCAGTTGTAAAGAACCGCAAGCAGGCAATTGCTATTGCGCTCAGCGCAGCAGGCAAAGCAAAGAAGAAGTAAATGGCAACACCTGCTTGGCAGAGAGCCGAAGGCAAGAACCCAAAGGGTGGCCTCAACGCTAAGGGACGTGCTAGTGCTAAGGCACAAGGTATGAACCTCAAGCCTCCAGTTAAGAAGGCAGAGGCTGCTAAGTCTCCTAAGTCTGCAGCACGACGTAAATCTTTTTGCGGAAGGATGTGCGGGATGCGTGCAAAGAACACTTCAGCAAAGACTGCTAAAGATCCGAACTCAAGAATTAACAAGTCACTACGTGCTTGGGATTGTAGTTGCAAATGAAAAAAGAAAAAGCATTCTGGGACAAACCAAATCCTAACAAGAAGTCAAAGCCTTTAACACCTGAGCAGAAGAAGCAGGCAAAGGCACGTGCCAAGGCAGCTGGGCGACCATACCCAAACTTGGTTGACTCGGCAGCAGTTGCAAGAAAGAAGAAATGAAAACTTGCCCACACTGCAAGAAAGAAAAACAAACAGTTGAATTTTGGAAAGGTCAAAGTTCCTGTATTGAGTGTTGTAAATACAAACAAAAGAACAGATGGAATAGCAGAACCCCTAAGAAAAGACTTGAGCAACATCTGAAATATAAATATGGTGTTACCGAGGAACAGCTTGTAGAGGCATTGAATGGACAAGACAATGTTTGTGCAATATGCAAGGGTGCTTTACCTGATTTGATGCTCTATGAAAATCGTAGGCGCGGTTATGCTATAGATCACAATCACGAAACTATGGAGTTTCGCGGGGTTCTATGTTTGAAGTGTAATACCTTGCTAGGTATGGCACAAGAAAGTAAAGAGATATTAGAGGCAGCAATAGATTACCTTGAAAAGAATGGTAACTATGCAAAGAAGAAGTCTAAGTAAAATAATCTAAGGAGAAACAATGTCACTAGGAACTCTAGGTAGCACACTCAACGATGAACTTAATCGTCTAGCAAATGGTGGTACCTATCGTGATATGGACGATATGGTAGATGAGGCACTTGCCGCTAAGCAATGGGCCAACCGTGAAAACATTTCTCCTTACACAACAGATACAGTAGGAGTGCTCAATGAAATCGCAGGGCTGGGGACTAATCGCCAAAATTGGCTTGACTTTAACGGCGTATGTAATTACATCGCTGGTACTTCTGGCTTACCTGCAGCAGCAGCTCTCCGACAAATCTACCCAACCACCGATCTCCTAACCGGTGTTGCTTCTTACTATGTAGATGCTGCTACTCCTTACAATGGAATAAACTCACTTGGATATATTTATTTTTCAGGTGCTGCAGGAAATTATCTTAATGTTCCAGATTCAACCGCTTTAGACATTACTGGCGATATTGACATCCGCGCTCAAGTAGCAATGGATGACTGGACTCCATCTGCTACTAATGACATCATAAACAAATATACTGGTGCTAGCGTAGACCAACGTTCTTATCGTTTTCTATTAGATAATGCTGGAAAACTACAACTTCAGTGGTCTGCTTTGGGAACTGCACCTGCTTTAGCAGCGGTGTCTAGCGTAGCAACTGGTGTTACAGATGGTGCCACCAAGTGGGTACGCGTAACTCTTGATGTTAACAATGGCGCTAGTGGTTATGATGTTCAATTCTTCCTTTCAGATGATGGTACAAACTGGACTCAACTAGGTACAACAGTAACTGGTGCAGGAACAACATCCATCTTTAATTCGTCACAGGGTTTACAAATTGGTGCAATTGATAATGGTGCAACCAATCCTGCTGCTATGAAGTTTTATAGAGCACAGGTATTTAACGGAATTGCAGGAACCAAGGTATTTGACTTAGATGCTACTGCAACAGTATCTGGCAATACAATCACAGCATCTACTGGTCAGACCGTAACGATTAACTATAATACAGTAAACAACCTTGGCGCAGCTGGCTCACTACTACCAACTACTGTTGGCTCTAGCCTTGCTGCAGACTCTAACGACCCTAAGTTCCTAGACCATACTGGCACTAATTATGTGTATCTGCCTGGAGTGGCTGCAAACTATCTATCTGTTCCTGATAGCGCAGCATTGGATATTACGGGCGATATTGATATACGTCTTCAGGTTGCTTGTGATGACTGGACTCCAGCAAGCAACTCAATGCTAGCAAGTAAGTTTATTACTACTGGCAATCAGCGCTCTTGGAGACTTGTTTTATTAGCAAGCGGAACATTGAGATTTGCTTATACAACAGATGGCAGTGCAACCGAAATCAATAAAGATTGTACAGTTGTAAATGGTCTTGCTGATGGTTCAGTTAAATGGATTCGCGTTACTTTAGATGTAGATAATGGTTCATCCCAAAACGAAACTAAATTCTTTACATCAGATAATGGCACTACCTGGACCCAACTAGGTTCTACTATTACCACCGCTGGAACTACAAGCATCTTTGCTAGCACTGCTCCAGTTGAACTTGGCTCAAACGATGGTGGTAATAGTCCATCAACAGCCAAAATCTACCGCGCCCAAATCTACTCAGACATTACAGAAACAACCAAGGTCCTCGATGTGGACACCTCAGTTATTACTGCAGGATCAGCTACATCCTTTACCGCAGTTACTGGTCAAACAGTTACCATCAACCGATCCACCTCTGGACGCAAGACTGTAGCTGTAACTCAACCTACTTGGCTCTTTGGTCCTGATGACTCTATGGACGTCAACAACCGCTATATGGCTCATTCAACTTCGGATGAGAACTATGTCTACCTCTCAGGTGCCTCTGGCAACTATATGTCTGTTGCAGATAATCCACCTTTGGATATTGCAGGTGACTTGGATATTCAGGTTAAGGTAGCACTTGACGATTGGACACCAGGAGCAGGAAGTTGCTTATTATCAAAATCAAATGCAACTGGAAATCAAAGGTCTTACTTTTTAGGTATCACCACTGGTGGAATTTTACAATTAACAACATCACCAGATGGTTCAACATTATTAACTAG